ATGGCTAGCGTATTACTGACTGATAGTAAAATACGAGGACTGAAACCAAAGAAATCTGCGTATTATACTTGGCAAGCATCAGCGACTAGAGGCACTGGACGCCTTGGTGTAAAAACATATCCATCTGGAAGAAAAGTTTTCGTCTACCGCTACTTCAAAGATGGAAAAGAGAAATTTATATCGCTTGGTGATTACCCTAATTTATCACTAGCAGATGCTGCAGTAAAATCCGTAGCAGCAGCTACCGAATCATCATCCCCAGAGAGAATTAAATATGAACACGCCACAGTAAAACAGCTTTTTGATGATTACATTGAAGATCAAAAACGACAAGGCAAGCGTTCATATGATAAAACTCAAAACAGACTAAATCAGGTTCTAGATAGTAAGCATATTGATGCCTCTATGCCTGCAAAAGATGTGACTCCAGATCATATAAAAAGAATACTTTCTGAGTTTATCTCCCGAGGTGCTTTGGCAGGTTCGAACAAAGTAAGAGCAAATCTACATGCGGTATTCAACTTCGGTTTGTTTGCCGATAATGATCCAGCAAAAATAAACGAGCGCGTTATTTATGGATTGGAACGAAATCCTGTCACTGTGGTTCCTAGACAAAAAGGTGCAGATAAAGCGTTAGATAGATTTTTATCATGGGATGAGTTGAAGCTATTATTAGAGCTATTCAATAAGCCCACCATCGAATGCCCTATTAACTCAGATTATGCGCGTCTATTTCTATTTTGCGTTTATTCCGCAGGACAAAGGCCATGGGAAATTCTGGCCAATACTCGCGACAATTGGGATAAAAAGAACAATACATTAACGGTTCCACCTCATATTTCAAAAACAGGCGATTATCATGTCATTCCACTGGTACAGCCTGCTATTGATATTCTTAATATCCAAGAACTATTGTATCCAACATCAAATTATCTTTTCCCTGCTGATACTAAAGAAAGACACTTGCTAACGTCTGAATACGCTAAACAATTAAATAAATTTTGTAAGAAAAATGAGTTTGAGAAATTTACACCTAGAGATGTGAGAAGAACATTCAAAACATTGGCTGGAGAAATGGGAATAAGTTCTGAGTTAAGGGATATGGTGCAAAACCACAAAAGACCAGGAGTTTCTCAAAAGCATTATGATAGATATGATTATTTAAGAGAAAAACGAGAAACGCTTGATACATGGTGTGAAAAACTATCGTCTCTAAAAGAAGCATAGTATTTATATATCATTTAAATTCCTTATTGTCGGATAGATGTAACCCACAATAAGGAATGCTAAAAATGAGAATGGCTCTATATGCCTGTCATTGCCATAGAAATCAGTTATCAACATTGAACTCTACAAATAAAAGAACAAAAATTGAGCATTTTAGTACAAAGTAACGTACACTGAATCACGATATCCCTATAATGGGTGAAAGATATGAAAGCTTTTAATGTGATAAGAATGTTTCAAGACGCACTAGTAGAAGTTACCTGCCCAAGTTGTTCTTATGTTGCCAAACAAAACAAACATAAACTTAAGAAAAACCTAATCTTATTGTGTCCGAATTGCGGTTACATGTTTTATTTCAATAAAATATAAAACTAAACTCAATATGCCAGTTGTTGCCGTAGACGTTGAACGACAACAACCGGCACATTTGCGCGAGTATTTTGATGAACGATTAGCGTTTTATCGTGAGAGAAGCAAGAAACTGCCAGATGGTAATTCAGTGCAGTATTTGAAAACGGAGTAGCGCCGATGCTAGATGGAACCGACCGAGTTATGTAATCAATCAGTTATCCATTTCTGGTGTCTTATTGGTGTCCTGCTCTTATATCACTTAAAAATACCAGAGCTCAAATCAATAAAATGCTCTAATGACAACTTACCTTCAAACTTGTCTCCATATTCCCGATTCATTGTCTGCATGTCTAATTTGAATGATATATTCTTAAATTTACCTGATTTATTTATTGGAATTAATTTATTATCTAAAAAAAAACTTAATAACTTTTTTATGCCCTTCAATATCATCAATATTTAAGTAAAAACACGCAACTCCAGATTCAGCATTATTCGTATATTTACAATGCTCGACTACACTATTTAAAATTGCTTTTTGACATATTTTATCTGTGAATTCCGCATCATTAAAAAAATACATCCACTTACCAATTTTGTCGTTATTTGTGTTATTACTTTCATTTTTAGATGAAAAATAAACCCAAAAATCATTTTCTCTAATCTTCATAAAACACCTAACTTATACATGATAATATTTTAGTGTAGCATTCTAATTATTATATTAAACTTCCTCTTCTTTTTGTCTGCGTTCTTCTTCCGCTTTCTGCGCCTCTTCCATCTCACGCATTCTCACGTTATAGATGGATTGCTCTGGCATCTGTACACGGACAGAAATAAAACGTCCATCAGGGATATCAATCGGGTCGCCATCATTGAAGCCGTCAATATCATTACGGGCGAATTTAGGTGCGTTAGGATGAGTGCGGTGATACGTTTTAACGAGGATAGAGCCATCCTCCATAACTTTAGAGTCTACCCAAATAAGAGGCTGTTTATTGACATCAAGTGGAATTTCAATACCGCCATCGACACCGCCCCAACCTGCGTCTGAATTAAAACCTAGCACACCTTCGATAAGATATTCACCCTGTCCTACTCGAGCAACAGTTGCGCCATCTGATTCGTCGTTTGTAGTGAATGTGCCGTCGGGGTTGATGTTGATAATAGGGGAGGCTTTTTTTATGAATCCCTGTGGATCAACTGTTGTATTTTGTTCTCCATATGTTTTATACCACCGACTCCACTTATCCTCATATGTGTAATAGGTGCGAGATAGTGCCTCAGCAGTGTAGTAATCCATCCAATATTGTATGCATGATGACTGACCAGCGCCAAGCCAAACGGTTAAATTACCCGCTCGTTTCGTTGGGTGATTTAGACTCTTACCAGCGTCCACTGACGAAACCTGATTATACCAACCAAACCCTTTTAAGTTATTGAAGTCTACTACTTCTATATTTCTTGAAGTATTCATACCATAATCGCTAGTAAGCATCATCATACCGGGTTTTTTGGGGTGTAAAACTTCACCTGTCCATTTTTTACCATCCCAGTAATCTAAAAACGCCTGCCCTGCTCGCACCCCCATCATGTACGACTGGCCATCTTGCCTCGCATTAAATCTCGATGCATTGATGGCAGATTCAAATGATTGCTCGGATGTCACCGTCAAATCAGCCTTATTCTTAATATCCCCCTGCATCTTCTTAATGCTATCTAGCGTAACAATCTCACCGTTCGGCATTTCAATTTTTGTCTGCCCTGTTTCAGTCATCCACGTATTCATTGCATCAAGGAAATATTGCGTGTATGCATTTATTGCAACCATGGTTCTGGCTGCATCACTATTATTATCGGGCTCAGTAATATGAATTGAGAACGTGGTGTTAGTTGCTGTGGCTAATGCAGGTTGTGCTAATACTAATTCAGTGTCGGAATTAACGGATTTAATCATATACGGAATATTAGTATTTCCCGATTTAATTAAAATCGTCATTCCGATATTAATGGCTGGATTATTATTTTTAAATTTAGTGCCAGTTCCGCGGACAATAGCAGACCCTGACACTGTGTTAACAGTGCCTGTTGTGTATATCATAAGATTACTTTTCCGTTCAGTTAATTAAAATAACTTCATCACTATGTGGTAGTAAAAACACTCGACCTCTAATTAATACTCCATTAGATTCACCAGGGATATGTGGGATTCTAATACCTATTTCCACAATACTGTTACCCGGTGGAATTGTGATTGTTATATCGTTTGCAGCATAAAAACCAGCGACATTGCCAGTAACAAGTGGGTATATATGAGAGTTAAATTCAACTTCCTTGCCGTCCATAAAAACAGAAAACATAGCTCTTTCAATAGGGAATCCTGGTGCTCGATAGGCAATGACTGCGCGGTTTTCCACCTTATGAATTGCATTAATAGGAATTGTTTCATCTGCCGTTATTGTTCCATCCACCCATATCGTACAATATTGACTTCGTTGCTTAACTTTAAATATAGTGTGAATATTCCCATCATTCCAAATCTCTCTTAGGTAAATATTATCTCTATGTATTGAGATTATATTCCCCTCTAAGTTTTCAACATTTAATTTTCCTAGAATGTCACAACTTTCTTCAATAACAACATTTTTTAAACGTCCAGAAGTTGCCTCTATTTCTCCTCTCGCTTTTATATTCTGGAATTCAGCAAACCCATTTTTATTAATTATCCAGCTCGGCCTCCCATTTAAATAATTATTAGATTGAATCACATTCCCTATTTTTGCATTTGTAATCGAACCATCTTCGATAAATAAATCTCGAACAAAAAATTGCCCATTCTTGGCATACATGAATAATTCCATTTTGCCATTTGCAGGGTTATACCAAGCAAAGTTATTCGCGTTGTAACCAAAGAATGATTCGAGCTTGCCATTCTTAACTTGAGCACTAATCACTTGCCCTGCTGCGTTATATTTAACTTTGTCATGAACAATCGTGATGTTAATTGAGTGCGTGACAACGCCGTCGCCAGATTGACTAAATTCAGCCTGCATTTTTTGGTTAATCATGCCCTGCTGTTTGCCGAATTGCGCTTGTACCTGCTCTTCGGATTTAGCCATGGCTTTATTCGTTTCAGATATCGCTTCTTTATTTGTTGCAACATCAGCACGAATACGACCAACTTCTTTATCTGTATTACCTAACTTCTGGTTAGTATCGGCTAAATTTTGGTTAGTTGTTTTTAACTCTGTGCGGATCTCCGTAGTTGTTTGACCGAAAGCTTTATTTAGCTCAGTAATTGAAGTTTGAGTCTCTTTAATTGCAGATTTGTTATCACCAACCGCAGAGTAAATTTCTTTAACTTCCTGTGCCCATGCTTCTTCTTGAGTTGCGTTAGCTTGCCATAACTCACTAATGCCGGCTTGAGATTCAGCATGTTTTATTAGCAACTGCCTGAGGTTACGATAGCTCGTGTTACTAAGAATAATTGCTGTCTCAGCATTCCAATCAAGCTTTTTATCCAACTCTTTAAACGCGTCCGTTTCTCTAACTGTGTTATCTAAATCATCAAATATGTCGTCTGGCAATGAAACCGGAATACCTGAAGCTTCTACAAATACGGATTTGCCATAACTATTGATCGTTCGAATATAGAAATAATACGTGTGGCCAGCTTTTAAATTCTCCTGCGTCCAGAAGTTTCCTTGACCAACTTTGTTTGCTTTGTTGATCACTTCATTTTCAGAGAGATTAGTGAGTTTTTTTTCACTAAACCAAAACTCAAACGTATAACCAAAGACAGCACTATCGCCCTGTTTAGGTGATGCCGTTAAGCTGAACATGCCCGGCGTTATTTCAACACCAATCGGTGCGGGTGGTGCTTGAATAGCAAAATCACTAATGGCAGGAGCAGACATTGCACCAGCGACATTAATGGCTCTCACTTCGACACGATAAGTGCCTCGAGTTAAACCATTAATATCTACACGCTCTCCCGGTACCTGAATGGATTGAATGACTTTGCCGTTTTGGAGAATATTAACCGTGTTATAGCGAACATCAGATGCCACGTTCTGCCACGAGATATATCCTTGAACAATGTCAGTAACAGAAAGAGGAACAAAAGCCAGATTAATAGGTGCTGGTACGCCACCAGTGGGTAGTTTAGTGAATGGGGGTCTAACAAAGGGTTTACTGGCTAAGTCCTCATAGATATAAGGACCATCTTCTTCGAGAGTAATTTCTACCCCCTCTGATGGGTGAAATTTCCAGTCAGCAATGCGAAATTCTAAATCACTGATCCCCAATGAAGGTAACTCAAGCTTGATAACATCACCAGGGCGATACGCATAGCCATCTAAATTCATGCGTAATTGAATACGGCGACCGGCACGTTTTTTACGCAAATAAAGGTTGGCTAGTCGATTGGCTTGGTATGGGCTGGTTACAAAACGGTAGTCCATATTTTCTTTAATTTCTAAGCCGTCTTCTTCTATCCACTCCTCAATAACTACGGGTTCAAAATCAGTTTTGTTATATTGTTGCTCTGCATCAACGAAAGTACCATAAATCGCATTAGTTGCATCACGCAAAGAAAGTTCCGGTGTCACCGTTACCGTATCGATAATTTGTGATTCATCAATTGTGAGTAATGCAGGCCCATTATAAACCTGCATCAAAATACCGTGCTTACCTGCAATATAGGTCGGCTCACCAGCAATACATTTATGCATCATCTCTAATACGGAGGCAGGGCTTTCTTCAAGTTCATAAGCACCATTTAAGGTGTATCTAGGCTCACTTTTTCCATCGGGTGTTTGTACTGTTTCATCACAAACATCTGCTGCACTTTTAAATGCATCCCAATCAATATCGGAGTCTGGAACACCTAAATAGTGACGATAGTAATCTAGGATGACCAAAGCACCATTATTCGACCACGCTGTTTTTTCGGTACGGGGATCGTAAATTTCTTTTCCCCATAGTTCGCTTTTAACATTGGGTACACCATAAGGAAATTTTTCTTGATCGAAGCGTAATGTTAAACGTAACCATGCAAGCCCTCGACCTATCATGTCCTCTTTCCATGAGGGTGCATTTTTTAATAAATAAGGATCCGCCTCAGTTCTACCGTTATGAAACTCGTATTGTGCGTTGTTACCTAAATCTTCAATCTTGTCATCATTGAAATAAATTTGACCTAACTTATGGATAGGGTGTGATGCTATGGCTAACGCCATGTAGAGTTCTTCATTTTCGTCTTGTTCACCTTCCTCTTCTTCAGCAAAGAAAAGCAAACCTGACATCATTGTTTTACCTACAACTACCGTTTCCGGTGCAGAGGCTGAACGTAGCATCTGTTTACGTTCAGATTGGTCACGATAACCAGAACCAGGCACTTTATCTTTAAAGATAAACGCACTCGCCGCTTGAACAGCAATACCAGCAACAATCAATGCGGTACCCAAACCACCTGTAGCAATAACCCCTGCTATCATTAAGCCCGCAGAGACAACGCTTGTGACTGTCTTACCCATTTATTGTACTCTCCATGCTTTAATCGGTTTATTGCTCACAGCACGAACACCATCTGTTGAAACTGCCCATAGCTTGCCACCCCATAACACACCCAGCGTTTTCCCTTCATCTCCTTCAAACATCACAATGTCGCCACGGCTTGCGTTACTTGTTGGGATTTCATCAAAAAAACGACCAACCGCCTTCTCTAATGTCCCGAACTCTTTTTGTAATACTCTGAATGCACCTGTTTTTGTTTTGTAACGCCCACGAATGTTTTCACAAGGATCGAAATCGCAAACAGCGATGACGCAATTAGAAGCAAACAAACAACAGTCATGCTCACCCCATGCAAAAGGGCGATTTATGGCATTCTTTAAGGTTTCAGGTAGGCGAGTAGTCCATTGTGGGTGTCTCATGGTTTTCTCCAGACAATAAAAAAACCCGCCGAAGCGGGTATTTATATTCATTTTCTTTTACAGAGGATTTCTTTCTTTTTTACACTCTAAATTTAACTTTTCTACAGCTTGATCTATGGTATTTTTATTTTCTTTCGGCAAGAATGCTTGCAACATCCAAATCGTATACCCGTACTCGGTTTTATGTCCAGCTAGAATAATGTTCTTATTTTCCAAATCAAAATAATAAACATATTCAAATAATTTATCGTCTTCTTTTTTTCTAGTTGGTTCCCCGTATTTTAATTCAAGATTACTTAGCATTTTTTTAAAGTCTATATCATATATTTCTTTATCTTTTATGAAGTAATAATAGTCCACACCCATAAGGCCGTTAAAATTAATTACTTTATTTTCTGGCAAAAATATAAGTGTGTAGGTTTCATTTTTATTATTCAAACCATTGGGTAGACTTTCAGATTTAACTTTAATAAATGGACAGCTTTCTTGATTACTTAAAATTTCAATATCGTTTCCTATTTCTTTCTTAAGTTTATTTATAGACATACCCCATTCTAGGCCAAAGGGAGCGTTATATTTATTTTTATCTGATTCGGATTTATAACATGAAACTAAATTAGGTAAAATTAAAAGTATGGATAATAAAATAATAATATTTTTTTTCATTTAATCGACACCAAAAATCAGAGTTATTTATAAATAAACGCAGGTGCATTTTTCTTGCTACCCCAATAAATAGCCCGATCAGCCATCTGCGCCACATAACGAAATATCCTATCGCCATTTTTACGTTTAGACCATGATTCATCAGTAAATCTGTCGGGTAAACCATAAGACCATCGTTCAAATCGATTAGAAACGGTGACGGCTATTTCATTTTCTTCGCCTGTTGTCACGCCAATTGTGGATATTTGGCCAGCAAATAAAACCTCAGCAAGTGCAGGTTTCCCCTCTTCATTTAATGCAACTAACATCAACTGCGCATTTCTCCCACGAACTCGCTCATTCATCACCTCGCCAATTAATGAAGAATCGAAACCTGAGAGTTTCATGATAAGCTGTTGTGGGCTTGTGGTCATATTTTCTCCCACAGACTCAATTGCACCAAACTGGCCAACACCTTGGTAAATTTCACCTGCAATAATGATATTACCCACACCGGTATGTGCACGCACCACGCCTGATTTAAGATCTAAACGAGAGGCAACAACTAAATAATATCCCTCATTAATTGCCTTAACCATATCATTACTAAATGGATGATATTTCATGTTAATGCTTCCTCGAATGACAAAGAAGTGCTAGTAAGTATGCCCGGTTTACGTTGGAAATTACCCTGATCGTTACTAGTTAGTTTAAAAATACCGTATGGCGCTTCATTTTCTATCAAATCATTTACCGCCGGTGCATAACGTAATATAGGGGCAATAGGAATTGTTGCGTTTCCTTGTGCATCACTAATCACATTAGCCGTCACTCGCTTTAGTTCATCATTTACCGTGATATAATCACCAATGCGTAAAACAATGCTATTGGGTAACCAGTCTTTACTTTCTAATAATTTTCCAGATTGATTGGGTTGGCTAACTTTAGGTTTACCGCGTTGAGTTAAACCAGAACGCGCCCAATCACTAATTTTCACTCGACCACTTTCACCATCTAACTCGGCAACAAACGCCTCTAAAACCCTTGCTTGCTCATCGGTCAAATTATTAAATGACATACTGCAACGCCAACGCGAGCCGGGAAAGCGTACTGTCTGCACACTCCCCGTAAAAGTTGATGTAAAGGTTTTACTGTTACTCACGAGTTGCCAGCTTAATGAGGCTGGCACGATGGATTGTGGCCACAATAATATCGTTGCCATTTATCGTAGGTTCCTTCTTAATGTTCCATTGGTTTGAAAATCTCGCATAATGTCAGACTTCGCTTTTGAAGCGCCTTGCTCAGCTCCTATTCTTGCTGCTTCCTGCATAGCTTGATAAAGCGCTTCATCGCCATTACCTGTCACATGAAATGTTTGATGAATAATGGTATCGCCTGACGCAATAGAGTTGCTTCCGGTTGCTCTAACGCCTAAAGAGCCATCAGGTCCACGTTTTAAAGGCATGATCGCCTCGCTTCCAGCTTCCCCCATCAAGCCAAGATTAGGCGTACCGCCTTTTGCAAAGGCAAATAATGTCGGTGAACTCACCACCTGATTGCTATACTGGCTAAGGCTTGGTGAACTATAAACATCCCCTTTAGCGTTTGCTTTTACACCCACTTTACCCGCTTTAGCGCCACTTGCTGCACCGCTACTGCCACCAGCAAAACCACCCATTAATCCCGTCAATGCATTGGTAATTTGAGCCTGAATAGCAATACGAATAAGATCAGAAATGATTGAACTAGCTAATGATGAAGAAAATTCCTTAATGCCTTCTGAAAAAGATTTCGTTCCCATTAACATTCCGGTCATCATATTCGCGGTTCGTTGCTCAACAGCATCAACTAAATTCATTTGCATGCGTTGCCACATACCTTGGGAGGCATATAACTCTTTGCTTGATTGATATTGTGCTTCTTTTGACTTATTTGTAGCCGCAATAACTAACTGTTCATAACGTTCTTTGCTAACTAAACCATCTTCATAGTAAGCCTGATAAAGCGCTTTTTGTTCTTCCAGTTGATTTCTTAGTTGAATAACCGGATCTATTTCACCAAGGATACTGATATTAGGGAGAGAAATGCCTTTTGCTTGCTCTGATAAACGATATTTTGTCGTATCTTGTGCCATTTGGCGCCGTGCATATTGGTATTCTTTTTCAGTCAACAATTGCTGTTCAAAGAGTGATTTAAGCTCTTTCGTCATCTCCTGTTCATTTCGGATGGAGGCGCGCATAGGGGAGTATTTTTCTGCCAATTCTGCACGCTGTTTCATGTGGTTTTCAGCATTGAGCGTTTTTAATCGCTCATACTCTGCTTTTTGCATACCACCAGCTTTCAAATTTTCTTGAAGTTTGCGCATCGTCTCAGACTCACTCAACGATATACGCTCTAAGCTGGTTGCGTGCTCTTGCTCTATTTGCATACGTAATTGATGGTATTGATTCACTTTTTGTTTAGAGCCCGAAGTTAAATCATTACCACCGCCACCACTCCCCCCATCTCCTACTGGTTTGTCGTCTTTGGTGGGTTGACTAAAAACACCTTTTTCTATGGCTTCTTTTGTTCTTGTTTGTCGTTGATATTGAGTCTCTAAATCCTTATTTATATCTTCTAATTTTCCTAACGCACTTCGCCTATTTCGCAGTACCTCTTCAGGATCATCCCCAAAAGCACTGACCATAGCGTTACCAAACCAACCGCTATCTTTTATTTCTGACATCGAGGTTTGTCTATCTTCGGAATATCTAGCTAACTCACCATAGATTCGAGATTTCTCAGCTTCTAATAAAGAAATATTTTCTGCGATTTCATCAGCCTGTATTTCTAATTTGACTCGAGATAAACGCTGAAGCTCTTCTATTGTTTCAGCAACTGAGCCCCGTAAACCATCAACCTTCAACTTAGCTTCATCAGCTTTAGTTGCAAAATAATAAATGGCTGAACCCGCTAAAGCCAACACACCAACTGGCCCACCTAAGGCGGAAACAACACTTCGGAGTCCTAAGCTAGATGCTCGTAATGCCCTTTGGCTATATGAAAGTCGATTATTAGCTGCTGTAAGCTGATCGGTATATTTGGATCTTAACGCTAATGCTTCCGCTTCCTGCCTCACAAGACGATTTCGTTCACTCGCTAATCCTTGCATCTGTAAACCATGCCGATTCATTATGGCGCTCTGTTGAGTCAATGCCTGACCTTGCTGAGCAAGTTTATTAATGGTGGCATCAGCTGAAGCAATCCCTCTTCTGGCGGTTTCAGCCTGTTGCTTAGCATTACTTCTGACTGCTGCTTCATTTTTCACCCATTCTTTGGTTTGCTCTTGAAGCCCTCTAGTCATTCTGGCACCGATGACAGGTAAAACAGCGTAAGTTGCAATATTAGCTAAAGTTGAGAAGTTATTGTTTAGTGCATTTACAGCGGAAGTAACATTCTGAACACCTGTTCGTAAAGGACCATCGGCACTCGTTCCAACTTTGATAGCCAATCCCTCAAACGACCTTTCCATTACCTCCAAGTCAGCATTTAGATTTTGTGCCCTTTTCCCTGCTTGCTCATACGCTGTTTCGGTATCAGTAAGCGCCTTAGTTAAATCAACTAGCTGATCCCGATTTTTAACTAAAATGGTGCCTGCGCTGACATTGGCGCGACCAAATATCTTTGTCGATGCAGTAGTGGAATAGTTTTTCTTGTCGAGGTTTTCTAATGCCGTGGCCAAACCCACAACAGATGGACGCAAGTTTTTATCGGCTGAACGTTCTAATGCTAAAAAGACATTACGCAACATTGTTCCTGCCGTTTCGGCCTTGATCCCTTTTCCAGCTAAAACTTGAATAGACGCATTAAGTTGTTCAAATGAGATGCCGGCTTGAGAAGCAACGGTGCCACTTTTCACAATGGCTTGGGCTGTTTCGTTTATTTCAGATGCACCGTATTTCGCACCTGCTGCTAACACATTAATGTAACGCTCAGATGAGACAGCTGACTCACCAAACTGATTGAGACTTAAGGTAAGAGATTTCGCCGCATCGGCTAACTCAACACCTGAAGCTTGCGCCAAGGTAATCGATTTAGCCGTTACCTCTTCTAAGGCACCTGCTGTCTGCAGTAATGACGGTTTTGCTGACGCAATGAGTTTCATCGCATCCGCGACTTTTATTGCGCCAAATTCCGTTGTTCGCCCCATTTCTTGAGAGGCAATACTGTACTCTTTCATGCGCTCAATAGACGCACCAGTAATCGCACTCAGATCAGAAATTGCCTGACTATACTTGCGAGAAATATTTAAAATGCTACCAATGGATAAACTCACTCCACCTAACATTGCCAGCCTTCCTGCAACATTGGTCACCTGATGACTAATTGAGTAAAAACCATCCGCAACCGCTTTTGTTTCACGTTTTGCTTTATTAGAAAAACGCTCTGTTTCTCGCCCTGCATGATTTAATGCGCCGGATATATTGCTTCTAAAACTGGCGTCATTCAGCAATAGTCCAACCCGTAAATCGGCTAAATTAGTGGCCATAATTATCTTCCTATCATTTTCATTACGTCAGAACATTGCTGTTCAACAGATTTAGAGGTGGTTGTGGATTGATGTGGATTTTCAGGTGAGGGATTGTTTTTAGGTGGCACAACTACGCCTGCCTTTTCTGATTTAAGCGTAAAATAAGCCTGCCAGCCTAACAAGGTATTGGCAGGCAAATTAAGGACACGATAGGGATCAATTTCTCCCAATTCTTCAGAAAGTTGATAAGCAAAGTAGAGTAACGGGCTATCCGTTAGTTTTTTTTTGCCTCGTCTAACGTGCCAATGGAGTGTTGCTTCACGACGTTAATTGCCTCAATGAGGATCGCATTATCATGAACATTCACCAGCTCTTCAGGTTTGGGTAATAACGACTTATTGATTGGCTTACCTTCATCATCAACCAAGCAATTCAGCAACATACCTACGTTTCGTAATGACGCCTCACGTAATTTGCCATGTTGATTTAATTCAGAAACCTCAAGTTCCAAATTCATCAACTCGTTAGCCGTCATACGACGAATGTTTACCTTTACTCCACATAGAATATCGACTTCGATAATTTGAGGTTTCGCTGTAAGTAAAGAGGCTTTTAATCCTTTCATTAACCCTGATCTCCTGTTGATGTTGCAGAAGAAGTTCCCCATACAAGGTTATTTTGTTTACCTTTAACGGTGATCTGGATGGCTTCATTGGCTGGTGCTGAAATGTCATTCAATTCCCAGCCTGATAATGAAAGGATCATCGTTGCGGTACGTTTATTAGGAAGCTCACAGTAAAACTGCACCGTTTCACGCTTTTCTGCTGCATTCAAGAACGCAGCAAAGTTTTCATTTTCAGGGTCGTCAATAAAGCCTAACGACTTTTCAGGTCCTTCCGGTAAATCAGAAATAAATTGCTTGTTTTTATCAATGAGTGTCGTGACATCAACAAAGCTCCCTGATTGTCCTGTGGCACCTAATGCCTTACAGTTAACCAGTGGCTTCATTTGCTCAACGGTGTCACCCGCTTTACCAAATTTAACGACAGTACCAGCAGGTAGCATGGCGTATTCTGGCGATGTTTTTTGATCTGCCATTATTTTCACTCCTAAGTATATGAAGAAAGGGCATGGCGAATATGCTCAGTTAAGGTATTGAGCACCGCACGTTGGTTATAATCGAGGGCCGGGCGAATAAAAGGACGGGCAACTTGTTTGATAGTGCCAAACTCTTGAGCGCGAGCTTTCATATAATGAGGTTTTGTTGGTCCTACAGTAACCATAACAGCCCCACTCGTATTTTTTACTCGTGTCGTTTTGATGGTGATATTGTCTCGCATATGAGGCTCAGTGCTTTTCGCATCGAACCCCGCATGGGCTTCCATATCATTTTTCACGACTTGCATGGCTTCTCGTCCTGCTTCGCGTAATATCTTGGTTTTTAACTCAACTTCTAATTGCTGTAATTTTCGTCCTAATTCATCCAACCCTGTCACGCTAAGGTTAGTTATCACGTCGCATCCTCGGGATAAGTGATAATAAAATCACGATAAATACGGTAAATTTTACGGTTCTCCGTTTGCTCAATCATGTCCTGCAGAAAGTTGCCTCGCTGAACAGTTTGAACAGGGTAGTTGCCAATATAACCGTGTTGAATAGCCTCCCACTCACGACAGAGTGTCGATTCCAGTTTTAAGGCTTTTGGGTAGTCATCAGGTATTTGAATAACGATTTGAAAACGGGCTTGAACGAGTGTGGTGTGAGCTAATCCTGTATCTAATTTGGGGTCACTTATGCGTTGATAAATAACCCCTTCTAATTTATCGGAAGGGAGTTTTAACGGATAAGCTAATACCCCCGTAATGCGCTCCAAGTCAGCTTTAATATCAGCTTCTATCATGTTGTATATTCGCCTCCGTGGTAATAATGGTTCTATCAGCCTGATTTCGGTCAACAGCGCGAACGGTAAATAGTCGCCCCTGATAGCCCACCAGCCACCCCATATCAACATCAGAACGAGGGCGAATAGTGAAATGATAGGTTTCAATGACCTGATCTTGGTCTGCGGTACGAATCTTACGGTTCGACATCGATTCTGCTTTGGCCCATACCTCAGCCACTTTTTTTGGAACGACTTTTTCACTCCCTAAATCATCACGTTCAGTAACATAGTGAGAAAGAGAGATGCGTTTATTAAGTTCACCAGCTTTCATGTTTCCTCACAGGTTTATATGGCGATAAGGATCGAGTAATAACTTAAATCCTGCGGGTAACACGGCCGTTTCTCTATTTTCATAGAAATTTCCAACCGCTAGCATAAGAGCTAACTCAATATCATCAGTGATTAATAAACCGTCAGGATCTTCCTCTGGAATATCTTTTTCATAGAGATGTCGATTGATATACCCTTCAGCTCGTTGCTTTGCCGCCATCAGATAAGTTTTTAGCAACTCATCTTCTAATGTATTGCCCTCATCCAATCGACATTGCTGCTTTAATTTTTCTAGTGTGGGTAGTGGCATAAATCCCCCAATACCTGCGACCATCCTGATCGCAGGCACAAAAAAACCGCAATTAAGCGGTGACTGGTTTATCACTTGTTAATGCTTATTTCGTGCTACTGGCACCTTTACCCACTAATGCCTTAATAGCAGAAGTATCTTCAAGCACACAATCAAAGCGATGGAAAGCTAAAAACGCAGTTTGGTCATATTCTGCGTAACGTTCAACTAAACGCTTCAGGGTCATGTAGGTCACACGACGTAAAATGAATCGGTCAAAGTCACCGCAGAAGATGAATTTTTTACCGGCTTCCATTTTGTCGATAGCCTGATCAACAACATATTGCATACCTAAAATTTGAGCAGGTGCGACACCCGAAATAGACGGAAGCCATAAAGGGCGTTTTTGCGCATCTTCCATTAACTTTAGGTTTTTCAACGTATCATCATTAAAAGCAAGACGGAATTTAGGGCTATTACGGTACGCAGGGTCAATCGCATGTTCTAACTCGGTAATATCTTTCCAACTTAATGAGGCGCCGGCTACATCAACCGTATTTGTCACTGAGGTTTCTAAACCTGATGGCTGTACAGGTGATCCTTTTCCAGTGCCTTTAATCAAGTATTTAGCTTCACCACGACCAATGCGTTGAGCAATACGTGAAGCCAGATACGCTTGAATATCTACACCACTGTCTTGCAATAATTCATTGGAAACGCGGATAATTTTCGATGTTAACTTTTTAGCTCCTAAAATGGCCGTGCCAAACTCAACATCTTGTTCACCTGCTGCGGTGTTTTCGCCTAACAATTCCCCTTCTTCATCAGTACCATCGGATGTTGACCAGGTAATATCTTGACCGGTGGCAGTTGATAAAATTTGAGCCACACTTGCGATACCACCATAGGCTTTCATTTGATCAACAATTTTATTTAACATCTGAGTAGGAACGGTATAGCCACCTTTCTCATCGGGCGAAGTACCCTGTGCACGAAGTTCTTTGACCGCTTGGCGTTCTTCTGCAGTGAGCTCACCAAAACCACAGCGCAGGAAGCGGTCAAACGCTTGATTGCGACGCTCTGCTTGCTCTGTTTCAGGGTTATTCGGTTGTTGACCACGCTGTTCTTTCTCTTTGTCATCAACCAAGTCTTGATCTAATGAGCGTAGTTGCTCTTCACGCTGAATCTGAGCATCTAAATTTTCAAGTTCAGTTTGCGCTTTATTCCATTGAGTGCGTTGCTCTTCAGTCATCACACCATCACCCACTTTTTCGTGAATGGCGCGCATATCAATCGCAATAGTGTTACGTTTTTGTTTTAATTCATGAAGCTTCATAGTCATAGTATTACCTTATGCATTGAGTAAAGTCATAAGACGCTCACGCGCCAATTTTTGATTAATTGCTTTTTGGAGATCGCCACTGTCTCTGGCTTCTTTCCATGCATTCATTGAGCGAACCGCAGAGTCTGCATCTTGATACGCCGGATAAGTGACAGGGCTAACATCATAGAGTCGAGAAAATCGTGTTATTTCACGAATAACAACACCCTCATCATCTTGGTACCAATCTTCACCATCCCGCGCGACACGAAATGCAAAAGAACTTTGATTGATATCGCCACGTTGCATCGGTGCTAACACTAAATCACGAATGGTTTGTGTATCCGGTGCCGTTATATCGTAAACAAGCCCACGTTCATTGACACTAAGCGACAAAGTTCCTGCAGTTGTTCGCCCTAAAATATAATTCGGATCGTGATTAAATAACCCGCGAACATCATCATTGAGTACATCATCAAACGCCCCTGGTTTAATAATTTCACGAAATCCATAAATCAGTTCGGACCGGGAGTCGAAGACAGAGCCTAAACCCACGATATGTGTCGGTTTATTTTCTTCTCCCGCTTCCGCCCGAACCTCACCGACATAACATCGTGTTTCTTTTTCACTGCTCATCGTTATCCCCTTTCGATTCTTCTGTTTTTCCCCCTGCGAACTGAGTGGCATTGACGCTCACTAACATTTCATCAAGACCATCAACAGGATTCATATCCTCAAAGGCACGCGCCTCATTACGGCTCATCCAGCCATCTGTAATCGCAAAGTGGTAGAAATCAGCACGTTCTTTTGGTGTTCCACGTAGTAATCCCGCTAAATTAAATCGCACATAAAAGCCAGCCGTTCGCTCTTGTCGAGTAAACAAACGTCGGTTTAATTCCTGCTCCCAATTCACTACCCACGGCATGATGGTATGTCGTACAAACTGGATGGATTGCTCTGAGATGTTTGAGAAAGTAGCTTTTTCGAGGTCGTTAATCATATGAGCCGGCACATTGAAGATCCCTGCAATCATTGAGCGATTCAGTTTCAGCATATCAATCAATTGAGCATCAACAGGCGAAACCGTCAGCGCCTTGTAATCCAGATCCGCAGGTAAAAGCATGGTTTTATTTTCTTGGCTTCGTAGCATTCGGGAAGCTTTTTGCCACATATCTTTCAGTCGTTCCCATCCAGCTGTTTGTAACTCACCTTTTACTGAAACAATCCCCGCAGGACGAGCATTCCCCCCAAAGAAGGAACTGGTGTACTTCTGTCCGCTCATCCCCATACCGATAGTTTCAGCATGTTGAATGATGGGGCTGATCCCCATTCTTTGATTATTCCCCAACGCTCGAATATGGATCATGTCATCAGGACTAATGGCAAAATTACCTAATTCGTTATAAACGCCATACGTATATCGACCACCAGTATTAAGCAGTGTCGTTTCCCACGGCATACAAGCTTCTAAATTTGTCACCTCGCCTTTTCGGTTACGAATAACTTGCGTATAACCATTCCCCCAACCCAGCACATGACGCTCTTTTGTTTCACGCCATTTATAGCTGGTTTGCCACTCGTTAGGCTCATCATGAACTAAATAAAACAAAGGATGATCACGCGCAGTTTCTACCCTATTACCCGACTTTCGCATTACATGCAGTGGCATCTGGGCAATAGACGATGAAAGCACATAAATACAGGCATAGACTGCTGCTAATTTCATGGATGTTTCAGGACTCACATACACATCAGCCGTAAATAATCCGTCATTATCAATAGAGTCAGCCGTAATAGGTGTGTTAGGGTTCTCTAAACTGGGTGAGTCGTTGCGAAATAGAGCATCAATTAACACGTTTCCCCCTCATAGCTACCGCCAAGGCATAGGTTATTGCAATGCAACCACCGATAATCAGCGTGTTAGCAACACCATATTTTAGATAACACCCCGCCATAACCGCACCAACGCCAGCCAGTGCAGTGATATCAAGTAATAAGTTTTTCATAGGAATAAAAGGTCTTCGTTAGGATCTAAAGAGGAAAGGAAGTCACCACCACTGCCACCATTCACCAATAATCGACTCATGCCTGTAAATAGTGCAACAGGACCGTCTATTTTTGCCTCGGGTGTGGATTTATTAGGGAAAATATTGTCGTTTTTATCCGGTTTAACCGTGACGTTCGACATCATCCAGTTCATAACAGGGTGTTGACCATGATGAAACTTACCCGCATAAACCAGTGCTTCAATCTCTTTCATGGACTCAGAAAAGTTACGCACCGTTTGAGCTACTTCTACAAGGGGTAGCCCTTCTTCAGCCAGTGATAAACTAAATTGTGTCGCACTCCATGGGTCAAAACCCAGTTCGTTTAAGTTCTCGCCAGTCACCCATTCAATGATTTCTTCTTTAATTTGAGCATGATCAACAACTTCACCATCGGTTAACGTGAGATACCCCATATCGGCCCATTTGCGATAGAGTTCCGCCATTTGTTTAGAGCAACGCTCAAGCCGGTCTTCGGGTAACCAAAACTTAAAATCAGCATGAACATGACCGTTATCAGGTTGTTTCCATACTTTAGCTGCCGCACAAATATCAATTTTATTAGCAAGGTCAACACCGACCCATAACGGATAAGTTTGTAATTCCTGTTGTGATGCAAGTTCAGGAGCACTATCCCACTTCATCATATCCATCCATGAAGATTCAGCCGTGACCCAAATATTCATGTGTTTAGTGAAGAAGTTAATCCGTGCAGAAACCTGCTCTTTGGCTTTCTTGGCTAAACGGCGTAAATCATCCCAGCGCTTACAAACACCGAGACCCGGATTCGCTTTTTGCCACACAGTTTCATCAAAGGGATCATCGTCTTTATCTAAGGTGTAAATAATGGCGAAAAACGAATCATCATCGACTTGGCCACGAAGCACTTTAATACCGTAATCCCGCAGTTCGTAACAAATCCCCTCTTTATTAAAACCCGCTGTGGTGATCCCAAAAAGAAGAGACTGCAGGCGCGCACCGGTGGCAGTTTCTAATACGTCCCACACATCACGAGTTTTGTGTGCATGCAGTTCATCAACAATGCCACAGTGAATATTTAAACCATCAAGGTTATTGGCATCACTGGAAAGCGGTTCAAACTTAGAGGCGGTTCTTTCTTGATAGATAGCGAGTTTATTAAACTCAAATAAACGACCTAGTGTCGCTTTGGACTTCTTCAGCATGTTCTTCGCATCTTCAAACACGATACGAGCCTGATCACGCGTTGTAGCTGCTGAATAAACTTCGGCACCACCTTCACCATCAGCACCGGTCATATAAAGCCCAATACCTGATGACAATGTGGATTTTGCATTTTTACGTGCAACTTCGTTGTAAGCCGTGCGAAAACGACGAACAAAAACAACCTCACCGTCTTCATCTACAACTTTTTTACCCGTTTGTTCATCAATTAACGGAATAACAAAGCCAAAAATATTAATTAAAATAAAAACATGCCAAGGCATTAAATCAATGGGCTTACCGGCTAATGCCCCTTTGACATGAGGAATAAAACTGTAAAAATCGAGTATGTGCTGTGCGCGATCTTCAATGAAATAGATGCCACGCTCAAGCCCATGCTCTAAATCATTCAAAAACCGTTGGCACGCTAAACGTACCAGTTCGCACGCAACAATTTCTCCAGCAACCACCTGTTCGGCGTACTGAATTCCATCTGCTACGTTTGCCATTCATCATTTGCGCTTTTTCAAAAATGCCTCAAAAGGATCTTCTTCGGCGGGAGTGTTCATCGTGACTTTTGCTCGAGAAGCGGGAGTCATACCAAATTCACTTAACATGGCACGAATACGTTTCCATGCGTCTGCCTTCATTGCAGCGGATGGATGCGCCTTTATCATCAATCCACTTTCTGTATTGTTTTTGTAGGTATAGCCTTCTTCATCGAGAACATCACAATGGTGTCGATATTCAGTATAAGCTTCGACGAGTAACTCCAATGCCTTGGCATCCATCTGACTCATGACACCCATTGCATCAAGTTCTTCAGCAATACGCTTAAACCAATACTTACCTTGCTTAGTGAAATGTTTCGGAGTTGGGGGTACCCCTTTTGGCGGTTTTGGCTCTTTTTTATTAATCGGTCGTTTTGATGGGTTCCCCCTCACCAATTGCAGATGTGACGGGGTTTTAGGCGGTCCAGCCATAATAGAAATCTCCTATCAATAATCGCTTGGGGTTCCCCAAAAAAAGTTTTCTAACCTGCGGTGATGTGAAAAGAGGTAAGGGGGCGGTCCTAGGTGGCGAGAATGGTAGGGATTTGACCCGCCCCTCCTCCCTATACGTTATAATTTCAAGATGAAGATAAATATTTTTACAGGTTTATTTAATTAATATATATCAATAGGTTATATTTAATATTAGATTCTTTCTTTTGCGGTCTTAGTTCTATGGCATGGAATACATAACGACTGAAGGTTCTCTTCCGCATCGGTACCCCCATGCGCCTTAGCAATTATATGGTCAACTGTTTTGGCTTCGGTGGCTCGCCCTGATCTTAAGCATTCTTGACAGAGATACTTATCACGCTTGAGTATACGTGCTCGTAGCTTATCCCATTGGGTACCATAACCACGTTGATGACGAGACTTACCGCGCTGGTGGGTTTCCCATCCTAAGTTCTGATGGTCTTCACAGTAACCGTTACGTTCTGTTGTTGTCTTGGCGCATCCCTGTTTACGACATGCGCGAGGTATACGAGGTGGCATATAATCTCCTGTAATCTAAAGAGGCGAATAATCCTCATTGATTTTAAAGGCGGGATTTCTCACCTTTACTTCTGACTACACCACGTTCTGTTATTTATCTCGTTCGTAAGTTTAGCCCACGCATAACGTTCAATTTCTCTCGCCTGCATTAGCTGATTGATACCTGCATCCTGTCGATCAGCTCGCATACGTAAATCTGCTAGCTGAGCATTGATGTCATGCTCTGACTTATTACTGACAAGCACACCTTTGAATTCAGCAGAATTAATAAAGGCATCTTTAATAAAAAATTCACCAGAAGACTGAAAGAAGAATGGTGGGATTGATTTAGGCTTCACACCTACATCTTGCATTAGTTGCTTAATACGATTGAGTTGTTCTTCTAACTTATCTAACTCACTTGTATCCACTGAGACTTTTAATTGAATAGTGTTATCTGACATATCTATCTCCAATAAAAAAACCACCAGTTATTAACTGATGGCTATCTAAATAAACTCTATCAACGCCACTCAATAAATGACGTTTGTAGAATTAATTATGTCTCTCCATAGTCACGCCGTTTCTTCTCTCATAGCTGACGTTGCTACCCGTACTAGAACTGAGTGGATTCATTGTTTTTGATTCTCACTATGCGCTATCCGTCGAGAATAAAACAGGTCACTGCTAACATAGGAGACGGCGACAATGCGACGCATTAAAAAGCCCCGCTATTGCGAGGCTCGTTGTTGTTCAATTTCCCGTATTGCTTTCTTGTTGGCTAAATTTTGAGTTTATCAATCTCTTCATGATCTGGTCGACGATAATTCAGGATGTAACCTGGCATCTTCATAAACCTATTATTTTTGTCTTTTGCACTCACTACTACTGAATGGCAAACAGATGACGTGTCGAATGTTTCATCATATTCATACAATAAAGCCGCCATTTTATCTTGCCATTCAGTAGGCATTTCATGCATGAGAACTCTTGGCATGACTAGAAATGATGCATAAGACAATCCAAACCAATTCCACAATTCACTGCTATTTTTTGACTGTGTTGCCTTACTCATTTTAAACACTCCGTTCTAATGTAGATTTAAAGTACTTCTAGCTGACTCGATATCGCGGATAGCCTTCTTGTCTGAATTACATTGCTCAATAACCGATAACAGGGAGATATTTAACATTAACGATTCTCCCCATGTCATTTGTTTTGGTATATAGGGCAATAGACAATCAGTGGTTAGGTGTGCTGGTATCGCTATGTGCTCCACTGGCACGTATTCTTTCTGAATGGTCGTGCATCCTGATAAGAGCGTCATTAGGAATAGCAGTATTGGCACAATCATTATTGATAAGAACAGTTTTGATAACCGTTTTAACTTTTTCAGAATCCACGATTGACCTATTCCGCTCTTCGCTATTAAGTGATGAGACATTGTTGATAATCCTGAATGTTCGGTTGGCGTTTTCTGTGATTGAGTTTTGGCGTGAGAGTTGCTCGGTGAGCGATTGGTTTTCTTTGCTCAGTTCACCAACTTTTACAACTAAGTATTGGAGTAAAAAAACACAAATCACAGAGCCAATTAAAAGAACCCATTTACCAATACTCATAACAACAACCAAGCATCTTCAAACACTTTCAGACTGTATGGCTGATATCCAAGCTCAACACCAACAATCGCTGTGGCCAATGCAATAGCAACCGGTTTAGATGAAACATTAATAGGCTCATTTACGCTAACACCAATATCTTTAGCTGCTCGATTGATGTAGCCAACTGTGTTGTTTTCATTTGGTGGCGCATACCGATCGATAATCGACTCGACAGTGTTGAGTTCGTATTTCTTTTGGTATGTCTGCAGTAATTTATAAATTGCCCGAATACCATATTCAGGTGATACGAATTGGCAGAAGCTCGGATCTGTTTGCTGTGCGGATAACCCTTGCCATTTCGAACCGTGTCTAATGTTGCCTGGATTATTATTGCGCTCACCGCGTGCAGGTCTAGCCATTTTTACTAACCCCTCTAAATATTTGCATCACATTCCCACGACTAAGAATTATTAGTGCGCATAGCGTGATATTGATTCCGACTTCAAATGGATCTGCATGCGTGTAGTCATTCGTTAATATTCGTAACGGAATCGAACCTAGTAGAATAATGAGTACCCACGCTATAAATGACGGGATAAATTTATATTTAGCACCGTTACGGTCATAGTTAATGAGTCGAATAACAGCAAGCAGACATGAGAAAAAGTTGATGTAAATCCAAAACATTGAGATGGTCATCTTCCACCTCCTCTGAATTTATCTATCAGGTTGTTAATAAACTTATTTATTCCGTCAGTCATTGCACCCGGCTTTGATATTGAAACTAAAACACCCACCAGCCCTGCTGACGAAAACATTGCCCCTACTGATTTATCAACATCACGACCACCTGTTATATCGCTAAGAATACCCGACATAAAATCAGCGCCATAAATACCAATAAGGAAAGCAACCGCGAAATAAGTCCAACGCTTTAATAGACGAACATCATGAGCAGATAAAACAAAAATAACAGCTCCCGCAAACGCCCCAATAACAACGCCAGCATCCATACCAGCAAACAGGCCTACAATTGAAACGCCCGCTAGCGATGCTGTTGTAGTGCCCGTTAACGGCTCATTCATATGTGTAGTCCTGTTATTTGGTTAAAAAGGTGCAGACACACAGCTCTTGTGTGAAGTGTTTAATGTGTGATTGATACTGTGGTCGGCATGTATGAATGAGTGGTGGGCACAACTCCACCTAGTGTGCAATTATCGACATCTCTGCACGAGGCTTTCTATAATTAATGAAATACAGCTCGCCAATAAGCTTTATATTTAGATCGGGTAACGAAATAATGAAATGACCAAGCTAGATTTAATTGCTCTTTAGTCTTACCAGATAGCTTTATACATAAATTAATAAATAAATTTTTCATATTTTCTCCAATAAAAAAGGCCACCGAAATGACCTTACTGGCAAGCTTTTCTGCCTCTGGAAATAACCCGAACAGTATCACCTGTTACTGTCGTAATGTAAGCATGATCTGTACGCTTAATATCAAATGATGGGATGGCGTCTTTCTTTGTATGTTCAACCCGCGCCACAATATCTTTATTTTCTGATTCAGGATAAAACTCTAAGCGGTACATACCCCCTAAGCAGTGGACTTCTTCCACTTTACGTCCTTCACGTTCAGTAATTAATTTAAGTGCGTACATAATTTCGTTCCTTATTTTAGATAATAAAAAAGACCGCCTAGGCGATCTTTAATTAATTCATACATTTTTATTTATGATGTATGACATTCTCTACAACACCAATAACAACCATCAGCAGTTCTATACCCATTAGCCTTTGCTTGAGAAACAGCCTGAGCACAACTGGTAAAATAACCTAAATATTGCCGGTTTGACGCGTTAGGCATATGGTCGCAACCATCTTGATGAACCTCATAATCACCATGATTATCAGTAGATGTATGAACATAGTAATGATGATACATAAATACCTCTTATTGTTGTGTACACAAAGAGATAATATGTTAAATAGTTAAGTTGTTCTTACCATTAGATCACATATCAAGGAACTATCCGGAATTTCCGGATGGATGAGCTTATAATGATAACTTACAGGTTGCTATTCCCTCGAATTCGGGGGAATTAAATAAAGTGGATGTGGGTGCCAATCTCCACAGTCTCGGTATTCGATGCGCTCTACCGCATTCCCAAGTTTCCTATTTCCGAGCGTCAGGCTATTACTGGTGCTAACTGGCTTTAGCATTATCCAAATTATCAACCACACTCTCGTAATGGTCACGCCATACACTTAAGTTTCCACTATCAATTAAGTTAAGAACTAGTGCACTACAAATTGCCTCAACTTATTGTTTATCAAAATAAATACTTAATAGATATTGAAGTACAATTAACTGTTAAGGATCACTAACCTAAATTTCATTGTATAATAATTACTCTGTACAAAAATAAAGGTATTACAATGGCAAATAAAATATATCTACAAATAGACGATGAAATTGTCCAAGTACCTGACTGGAGCATTATAAAAAATAGAGAACATTATACTGAAGCACTTGACATAAAAGGAAAATCACTAGAGAAAATAATAGGTTACTATGAGCTTGATGAAAAAATATCTTGTGGTCTAAAAAATTGTAATACCCCTCATCTACGAGGGTATATTGTAAAAACCGATGCAGAAATAGAAACAAATATTGGTAATGCCTGTGGTAATAAATACTTTGATGTTATTTTTGGTGAAATGTCATCAGAGTTTTTAAATAAAGTTGAATATGAAAAATTAAAACAAAGTGCCCGGCTGGCTAAACCAGAAATATTCACTTTGTGGAAGAAAATAAATGAATTAACTGTGGGTCCAAAAAACATTTTATGGGCAATACGCTTATTTAAAGATATATCCGACCCTAATATAATTGGGAGGTCTGCTTATAATAGACTTCAAATTATGTATGGCAATAATGACAATAAGGTCTACTTAACCACGCTCACAACAGCTAAAGAAAAAGAGTTAGCAGAAGTTGCAGGCCGACGTATTGATGAAACCGTCGATATCGTTGTTGGGCAAATCAAGTATATAGATTTTTTATCGAAGGATGATAGTTTGGATTCTATCTTTTATTCTGAATTAAAAGCACCGGTATCGGAATTGGAATCCTGCGACCCCGAAAGAACATCAAGAACTAAGCTAAAGAAAATAATGGTAAAAATAAACGCCATAAATACAAATATAACTAGATTAAAAGATAAACTGGAAATAGCGAGACTATTTTTCACAAACGAAAATTTATCACAATTACTTAATTGGATGGAAAAAGATGAGAATGTAAGTAATGCTGATATAGAGCGGTATCAAACATTTTTGGAAAAACTATAATAAAAAAGCCCCGCAATAGCGAGGCTTTAAATCCGGTTACTGTGTTGCGTGTATAACTTCGCACAGCATATATGAAAACTATAACTTTATCGGCAAAATAGTCAAGCTTTATTCAGAATAATGATACTCTCTATCAAATCTATCGCACATTGGGCGATAGAGCATAAATTCAGCCACATTTAGCCATGCTTTAACTCTGTCCTGATATGTACGCAAGCAATAACGACCATCTTTCTCACAAAGCTCTAATGCTATCTCATGTTTTGATTTTTTATAAACATAGTGCTGCTTAAGAATATTCAGCAACCCAGCATCTGCATTCATTACTTCACAAATAACCTTATCCATTTCACCACCTTCAGTATCAGAGCAAAACCACATACTGCTAAGTGTTTTTTATCCTTAAACTCTTCTAGAAACATCAATAAAGTTTCTTTAGATAATCCCGATGTATGCATTCTATTTATTGCATCCCTTAAGGCTTTTTTTGTAATTGTTGGTTCTTCCAATAATTGATTAAACATACTTGTAGCGCTAGGAGCCTTACTAAAAGCAGCCCATCTTCCCCACATTTTCAAACGCCCACGGATCCACACACTTTCCAGTGTACGTAATTTTAAATGTTCTTCGCCTTTACCTACTGTCAATGGATAAATCATCTAATACCCCTCGTGCCGTACACACGTTAAATAAATGCACCGATACCTAGCGACCGGTTTAAGAAATGAAATAACAATTCGAGTTGATTGCCGTGAGTGGCTTCCCATAATTTCGGATCACGATGTAACTCGTCATGGTGAATGCGACACAATGGAATAGTGAATAAGTCGTGAGCCTTAGTACCCATACCACCCATGCCATGACCTATGATGTGGTGCGGATCATCAGCCTGTTGCCCACACACACAACACGGTTGAGTTTTCACCCATTGCAACCAGTTGGTATTTTCCCAACGTTGCATTTTAGGTTTAAGAAGAAATGACGCTGGTGGCTCCGGATCAACAGCAACTTTAATAATCGGCTTTATCGCATCTAAACGTTCATTCATTACGGATAATGCTGTCACGTTGCTTGGGATAATGTCAGCTTCAGGAAAACCACCATGAACTCTGCGTTCTTCTTGTTTATCTGACCAATTTAAAATCTGGCGCAATATCGCTTCGGGTAATTCATCAACCAAACTATGCATTACTGCAAATGAGAAAAAATCAGGAATAGTTAGCTGGTGGGCATCATCTAATCTCAAACGAAAACGAATTGTGTCTAACATCCAATTGATACGGTTTTTATAGGCCAGCTCAGCAACCCACCCTGCTGATGAGTTTCGAATATGATTATCGTGATACCAACAAGTGCGGATCACACCCGCCTCATGAAATGTTGTCACTAATTCATGGTGATGATAATTATCTTCATCGTTATCAATCTGACAGCATTGAATATGACGGATAACCCATGTATCCATTGGTGCCACTTTATCTATTGTGTGGATCACTTTTTTGTTATTGAGAAATTGAATGATGTGCTTATTGTTTAAAATCGGCTGTTCATCGCCCGTTAATGCGCCTGAGGGCAACACATCTAAGCTTTTTGGCACATCACTGATAATCACACGATGGTGCTTCTTAAATTGCTCGAGTAATTCAGCACCCGGTTTAAGTAATACAACGCCCAGTTCAGGTTGAATATAAGGCGTTAATAATAATTTCATGCGCTCACCTGCTTATTCAACATCACCATGCGGATCAACTCATCCGTTTTACTCTCAAAGAAATGCGGTTGGGTTTCGCGAGGATTATTAGGACTGGTCATGTTCTTCCCAAACTGACAACCCCTTGCTGTAACAGACCAAAACTCTTTCGTTTTGCTAGCAGTTTTCGTGCTTGGGCGTGATAGACGTTCAACAATGCCTAGTTCGGCTAATCGCTTATAGGCTTGCTGTGCTGAAATAGGTAGATTGTGTTTGTTGATCAGTGTTGATAATGCAACTGTTGGACGACTTGAACCATCCATAGAACCACTTGGTGCATCAATCGCATACACAGGCGCTAACTCGGGTAAGCCCGCCATGGTCTGTAATTTTTGATAAGCCCCTAACTTTGATGAATTCGAGAAATTTAAACTTTTAGACATTGATTCCAGTAGTATCACGCCAGCTTGGACCTTATCACTGAGTTTCTCATGGTGCTGTTGTGTCACTAAGGCATCAAATGTGCGGATCACTTTTAAATGAAAAGAAGCACTGATCCACATTGCGTAGGCATACACTAATTCTTTGCAAACATAGGTGCCCTGATTATATCCACCAGCGACTGTCACAATGGGCGCTCCTGTGATCTCAGGAGCGGTCGAAATTTCATCAATTAACTCTTTCGTTTGAGCCAATGAACTCCAGTTCGATGGTTGATGGCGCTTTTCACCACCCGATACTCGATGTAAATCATTTAAACAATAGCGACCGGCTACATCTCTACGAACCTGAAAACCATCAATAACAATTAATCCATTCATGCTATTTCTCTCCACGTTTTACTCGTGACCGTACATCACGTTATTAAATGAGCGGATAGTGATTTCTAACTTTCCACCCTTTACGACTTCCATTAACATCACATCCATATGTTTCACTTGCTGATCATCTTCCCAAACACCCGCATGTGTTAATGCATCAAACGGGGCTTTTAAAAAGTTATCAATATCTCTGCGCTGTTTTGTGGGCGGGTATAAGCGAACCAGGACAGAAACATTTTCTTTAATAGCTTTAGGTTTTCGTTTTAGTTGCTCATAGACAGAGGCGATCGTGTTAATTCGAAACTTACGCCCTTTTTCACTGATCAGCGTTCGGCCCTTAATATTTCTCCAATACGAGTTAACGCTAGGTGGAAAAGGCAATGTGAGCATAAGTTCAGGCATAAGTCCCCCATAAGCCAATTAGCAATGTCACTACAAACCAAAAACCAACGAACAAAATGTATTTAGTTAGCATTAGTGATTACCTCTTACTGAACTTACTAATGAATCGTAGGGCTCGGTTGGTAATTTCCCCATGAGTGCAAAATTAGAAGTGGCGTGTTTTACCCATCTGATAGTTGGCAAAGCGCATTTTTTAGCCTTCTGAATATTCAACTTTTCAATGTAGACTGACTCACCTGATTTACGTGATTCTGTTATTGCTGAATAAACTCTTTCTGCCTCTTTAGTTACTCTGTAGCGTAATGGACGCTCTTCACTAATTCTGACTAATACACCTAAAGTCCAAAGGTGTGCCAGTGCTCTTGATGCGCCAGCTAAATTAGTGTCCAAATCACGAGTGACAATGTCGCGATCTACTACTTCACCGACTTTGTACAACGCTAAGATTTGCTCTGTGATTTTCATGCGACACCTCTCGATACAAGCCATTTTGCTTGTTCAATAAATGTTTTGCCGATTTGCTCTAACTCACTGCGTTGAATGTAATCAATGGCTTTACCATTCCACGTTTTATCAAACACCACGATAGCGCCAGCAAAAAATGCCCCTGTTGGTACTTGATTTTCATCTGCAGGAACAAACCATTGAGGAACGTCAAAGCCAACACGACCGCGAATAAAACAAATATGGTCCGCTTCTTCACACCACCAGGTTTCGCTTGTGGCCACTTTCAACAAGAAAACATAACGCCCACCTTTTTCACGCATAGCCAACGCATGATTCATAATGTGGCGAACACCTGTGACAGCCTGTTTTTCATGATATGAACTACGTGAATAAGGAGGGTTGGCAAATGCTGAACCGCCAATTTCTTTGAGTTTTTCCGACCAATCTTGGGTAAGCGCATTATCCTCAACGGTGTAGAAATAAGGGCATTTGCTGTTTTGCGCATCAGTAAAGAGATCTAGCGTGAACGGCCCATAGAGTGAATTGATACCCCAATACAGATTTTCAGGTGTTCGCCATTGATCACCAATTTCTTTTAATTTGTGAGCAGATTGGCTTTTTAATGCCTGTAATTTCAGTGCGTAATCAATCATTGCTGAACCTCCTGTGACATTTCAGTCGCTTGTTTCCAAATGCTGTTCCATGCTTGACGACCAGAAAACTCACTCATACGACGAATGCCTGTCTTACCTGCTAATTCAAGCGCAATTTCTTCAATACGGTTTTGAGGTTTAGAGCGAGAACCAATCAAGCGTGAGAATGCGCTGTCACGTTCAACGGTATCAACTTGAACCTTTGGCTCATCCTTTGGTTTTTGACTACGAACGATCAGCTCATCAAAGTGTTTACGTAATTTACGAGGGCTTAAAATGTTTTGGTGCCAGAATGAATCTTTGTTGGCCCAGTCGAACAATCCACAAATTTGCTCATGAGTACGTCCATCGATTTGACGCATCAAACGAATATCGTTCGCCCAGTCATACCAAGTAGGCTCTAGCGCGGATGGATTCAGTTTTTTAACACGACCAAACATCCATTTCGCCGTTTTTAAATCACCTTCATCGCCCCATTTTTGGAAGTTAGTGCTGTAAATCACTGCTTCTGGATAACGAGTTAAAAAATCATTTTTTGGCTTGTCGCTGGATTCGCCAGAATTCTGCGACGAAAGGTCTTTAGTGATCTGTAAGTTTTTATCTGAGTTAAGATCTGTATAAAGATAGGATTCCTCACTTTCGACGTTTCCATGATTCTGCATTTCTGCGGTTTCCATTCCGCAGTTTCGACGTTCCGATCCCTCACTTTCGACGTTTCCATTCCTCATTTTCGACGTTTCAGAAATAGACGGGAAAATCATAGAGATAAGTTTATTACCATCTATCTTGTAGTGAGTAACTGGCGTGCCATTGACCTTTTTTGTTTTGGTTTCAATCACACCAGGGAAATACTTCTTACGTAATTTATCAACGAGGCGTCGAGCTTGCTCTTCACCAGAAAGCCCGTGAATTTCTTCTGCCAGCTCTTCATGGCTTTTATAGAACCAACCATCATCTGCACTAGATGAAACACCAGACCAGAAGACAAGTTGATTTAAAATTGCAGACAAGGCGTGAGCTTGCTGATCACCTTTGAAAAAATCCAAATAGGGAACAGGAATAACAATGACGTTTTTCTGCCCTGACATAGCTTGTACAACATCAAAAATAGTCGTCATAGCAACGCCTCACTTAACTCTGGTGTATTTCTCTTTAAATCGTTGCAAGGGTTCACATTGCGGATCGTCACAACCATCCAGCATAAAAATGACACGCTGTTTTTCTCTGTCATAACGAACAACATGAACAACAATACCTCGGTGATTTTTGTAGTAGCGATCAAGTTGGTTTGGGTTCTCATTGTTCATTGCCCGCCCTTAAACCATGTTTTGAATTGAAATCATCTACAAGCCAACGCATAAATTGGTAGTTTGTTTCTTCATAGCCTTCTGGTACTTTAATTTCATAGACAAAACGACCATCACGCATTGAAGCCCGTACTTGCGTACGGCATGCTAAGTTTGATAATCTACCCATGCTAATTTCTCTTCACACAATTGAAATTTGCAAACCGAAGCCAGCGACCGTACATCGTTGGCTTCACCCTTTCTGGATATAGCCATCTTTAATTTCTCTTTTGATGTAACGAAACAAATGCATTCATAAATGTGCGAATCTGCGAAATTAATCCATCCAACATCATTTTTATTTTCTGCTCTTCTTCGCTATCAATAACGCCGTCAGCTAAGCTGTCCTTCATCAATAACGCTAAACGCCCCTGCATTTCGTCAACACCACTACGCAGTACAAACAATTCCGTTTCATCCAGTTCCGCAGGACTAATTCTGTCAACGAGTAAACGATTTGATTCACGAGCGACAAATTCAGCAAATAAAACGGTCTTAGAAATATCTTGCATCGCTAACAACTCGTTTAAATCAAATGAGCGACAACCGTTTTTCTCATAAAGCTTGTTGTTGAATGACGTTAAAGACAGACCAAGTGCTCCAGCCATTGCCTCGCGTCCACCAGCTGTTGCCTCACACATTTCTTTCACTACCTGTTTTATTGATTGGTTACTCATTTCCTACCACCATTGATAAATTCTTGTAGTTAACTGCTTTAAACGGTTTTGTTATTGTTTAAATAAAGATCGGGGTTGTATTTAAGGACTCCCTTAGTTAACCGTTCTATTTTTAAAGCTTGTTTTTCAGGAACAATAATCGACCACTGGCAAACAGCACTATGAGATACACCAAGCGCAATAGCCGTTTTTACTGTTCCCCCAAAATGTTCTAAAACTAAATTTTTAAGCATTACACTCTCCATAAAGTAAGCATACTTACAATTTAATGTAGCAGGATACTAATGTCAATAAAATGTAAGATTACTTACGTGTAATGCGTGAATTTGAGGCTATTTATGGAAACAGTAGGAGAGAGAATAAAGCAACGTAGACGACAGTTAAAAATGACCCAAAAAGATATAGCTGAACGCGTTGGAATCTCAGCATCAGCGGTTACTCAATGGGAAAGTGACAACACTGGTTTATCTGCAGAAAGCTTATTAAAGCTATCATCTGTTTTGAGTTGCAATCCAAAATGGTTAATGTTTGGAGTAGGGCTTCCTGAGGATGATATTGAAATAAAAACGTCTATTTACAAGCCGATACCAATCATTAGCTGGGTGCAGGCTGGAGAATGGACTGAGACGTACTGCGAGTCAGATCCTGGTAATTACAAGTACATTGATACTAATTTAAAACTGTCAGATAAAGCATTTGCTTTAATAGTTAAGGGGCAGTCTATGACTACCTACAATGGAGAGTTAAGCATCCCTGAAGGTGCTGTGGTTATAGTTGAGCCTGATTATGGATATCTCGATGATATAAATGGGAAAATAGTCATAGCACAACAAAAAGGTAGCGATGAAGCCACTATCAAAAAACTTATTATTGATGGACCAAACAAATACTTAGCTCCTTTAAACCCCCAATTTAACCCTATTCAGATAAATGGTGACTGCATTATAGCAGGTAAAGTTAAGCAAGTTATTATAAATCTAGACTAATTCCCTCCCCTTTCATAAAAAAAAGAAAGAAATGTAAGGTAACTTATATTTTTTTCTTGACTTAAAATGTAAGTTTACTAATATCTATACTAAATGGTTATTGAGAATACTTATGACAACTGAACCTTCAATCTTACTCCCAAATAATTTAACGGGTGACGATGTAGTTAAATGGATGAGAGAAAAATTGCAGTCTATTGATCACTTATCTGAATTGTATGTAAGACGTGATGAGCTGGTGGCTCAATTGGAAGGCATTAAAAATGAAATAACGGAATACACAAATAAAAGTGCTATTCAGACCCAAAGAAAATGATTTTTATGTGTGAAGAGAACGTGTGAAGAGAAACAATGGCTGGCTGAGTCTTAAACCATTAACGGGGGTGTGGTGATAATGTTCTGCTCAGTCAGCCATTTTATCAAATCTAACAATAAGCAAGGGTACTGGCATTCATCCATGACAGTCCATATCAGGTATCTACTGTAGCTAGTGCCCTTTCTTATTGTGTGAAGTGAATAAACCGTGTGAGGAGAAATTAACATGTCACGCCCTTCGTTAAAAAATGTAATTGTGTATAAAGCACAACTACCAAGTGCAGAAGCGATGTCCGATCACCTAAGTAAAATCCCATTTACTGAAGTGTTAGAGTCACATTTTTGTAGTTATGGCTACATACCAAACCCAGTCACTAATGAATTAGTTACCCCTATTACAGACGGGTATTTGCTGACATTTCGTTTTGATCAAAAAATATTACCTAATGCCGTTATTAAAAAAGAAGTTAATGAGCGTATTAGTAAGTTAAAAGAGGATGGGATTGAATTTATTGAGCCTGATATTAAAAACACAGTCACCGCTGAATTTTTGAGAAAGGCGTTTGTAAAAACAATTACTACACTCGTTTTATATCATCCCAGCAAAGAATATTTATTAGTAGCTAGCTCTAATAAAAACATTGCCAATTCGGCTATAAGCACATTAATTAAGGCGTGTGGTTCAGTTAAAACAGAAACAATTCATATCGATGATGTATCACAAGGTCTAACTACTAGATTATTAAATACATTAAATAATGAAGAGGAAGCGGATTGTTTTGGAAAAAATTTCTACCTAGGTCAATTTTATTTACTTGAAAGAAAAATTGATAATAAAAAAGAAATTGTAAAATATGATGCTGATTTTAACTCCATAAGAGATGTTCTTTTTGACTCTTTAAACAATCAATTTAAAATTAATTTAATTCAGTTATATACAGATGATATACAGTTTAAACTTACTAGCGACTTCCACTTCAAAGGGATTAAACCAGTAAATAAAATTGAATTTGATGATAAAGATAGAGTTTATCGCTATCGGCATGAGTGTTCACTCATCATGTTCTATATGACAATTACCATCGACTTTTTAATTGACTTATTAAAATATAAAGAAAAATAATAATTAGCCAACATCAGGGAATTTTAATCTCGATTAATTCGAGAGGGATTTTTATTACCTAAAATTGTGTGGAGAGAATAATGTCTTATATTGCAACAGCAACAAATAAACATTTCTATTATCTCGATGTACGGATCGAAGATATAGACATTCAAGATATTGCGACAGGTTTAGCTAATGAATGTCGCTTTAATGGACAGATTGATAATTTCTATTCTGTTGCTCAGCATTCTGTATACGCAAGTTATTTAGTTGCACCTGAATTTGCTTTAGAGGCCCTGCTTCATGATGCCAGTGAAGCTTATATCAAAGACCTACCGTCACCACTTAAAAAGTTATTGCCTGAATATAAATTAATTGAATTGCGTGTGGAAAAGATGATCCGCAAAAAGTTTGGGTTACCTGAAAATATGTCTGATGAAGTCCATTTTGCAGATCTAATGATGTTAGCCACAGAAAAGCGTGATTTAGACATTGATACAGGTAGTAACTGGTTAATGCTTGAAGGTATTCCAGCTAGCGATTTTGCTGTCAACCCGCTAACCCCTCGACAAGCAAAATCCCTATTCTTACGCCGTTTTAATGAACTTTATAAGGAGGTTGAGAATGGCTAACGGATCAGTAAACAAAGTTATTCTCATCGGCCACTTGGGGCAAGACCCTGAAATCCGCTATATGCCATCAGGTGGCGCAGTTGCAAATCTCACACTAGCCACATCGGAATCGTGGCGTGATAAACAAACCGGTGAGATGAAGGAGAAAACCGAGTGGCATCGGGTGTGCATCTTCGGCAAATTAGCAGAAATTGCAGGTGAATATCTGAGAAAAGGAAGTCAGATATACATCGAAGGTTCTCTGCAAACCAGAAAATGGCAAGACCAAAGCGGGCAAGACCGATACACAACAGAAGTAGTGGTCAATATTGGTGGAACAATGCAGATGCTAGGCGGTAATCAGGCAGGAAGCCAGAAGCCACAGCAGTCAGCACAACAACCGCAAGCCCCGAAAAATGAGCCACCGATGGATTTCTCAGATGATATCCCGTTCTGACCACCCCGCCGTTTAACCAAAGGATATAACCATGAAAGCTACGGACAGCTTAATTTAACTCGCAGGGATGCAATGAAGAGGAATGAATAATGGCAATAGTTCAATTTTATATAGCGGGTGGTAGAGGTGAAGACCCGTCAGGAATTAGTGAAGATAACCTCTATGAATTACCAGATGATCATAACTTCAGTGCTGATGATAACCTCAATTCATGCATTGAAGCATGTGCAGAATATTATCACGATAACTGTGATGGATGGGAGGATCAGTGGCCGTTGTTATTCATGTTATGGATTGACGACCAATATCTTGGCACGTTTGAAGTTGAGCGTGATTTTGACCCAGTGTTTTCAGCAAATAAGGTCGAGTAATGAAAGATAGAATCAAGTTTAACAATGCCATGTTAGCGGCCGTCATGGATGATAGAAAGGTGCAGACACGTAGACCGATTGAGCCACAGCCAAAAGTGACCGAGGAAGAGTTACGCAAGCTTGGTGCATGGCAAGAAGGTTACACACTATCAGAGCAAGTATGCGCAGCATGGCGTCATGGATTTGTTGATGTTGATTGCCCGTATGGTGAAACTGGTGACATCATCAACGTTGCAGACAAGGACGGTAATATCAAAGGGAGAATTGAAATTACTGATGTTTGGGTTCAGCAAGTAAACGATATCAGCGAAAGTGATGCAGAAGCCGAGGGGTTTGACGGGAAACTAAATGCACATATTTCTGACTTTGCTGCGGTATGGATTGCAATATATGGAATTGATAGCTGGGTAAATAACGAATGGGCGTGGGTTATTGAGTTTAAAAGGATTTAATAATGGATAAATCAATAAACCAATTAAATCCTAATGATGTTATTAAAATTGGTAATAACTGGTATCGAATTAGGTATTTAAGATATTGGGGAAATGAAGCATCAATAGATCTACAAAAAGAAGAGGATCTATTATCTTATTATCATGACAAGACGTGTTTAAGATTATCGATAAATAAAGATTCAAATATTAAATTTGAGGTGAAGAGTGAAACCGATACTTGATATGTGTTGTGGCTCTCGTATGTTTTATTTTGATAAACAAGATGACCGTATTTTATTTAATGATATTAGAGCTGAAGAACATATTTTATGTGACGGAAGAATTTTAAATATAACACCAGATATTATTTCTGATTTTAAAAACCTTCCATTTTCTAATAATACATTTTACCAAGTGTTATTTGACCCACCTCATTTAATCAGGGTTGGTAAAAATAGCTGGATGTTTAAAAAATATGGTTCGTTAAATAAAGACTCATGGAGGGAAGATTTAAGTAAAGGGTTTAGTGAAGCATTTAGAGTACTTAGACCAGGAGGAACATTGCTATTCAAATGGAATGAAACCCAAATACCAGTTAAACAAATTTTAGCGCTAACAGACCAAAAACCAACAGCAGTACAGCGTGTAGGGAAAAATGATAAGACGCACTGGATCTCTTTTCTTAAGGAGATCAGTAAATAATTACCAACAGCATTAACTAATATCTATTTAAACTGTGTACGGACAGTGTGGAGAGAGATATGTCAGCATTAATAAAATATATAAAAATGAAAGAAATGGTTCAATTAACTGGCAAAAGTAAAACTACGTTATGGAGAATGTATGCAAAGAGAAAGGAGTTTCCAAAACCACAAAAAACAAAAGGCGGTACATTTTTAGGTTGGCCTGAACATGTCTATGAAGAGTGGGTTAGAAGCGAAAAACGGTAA